AGGATTTAAGGGGTCACCAAATGGATCTGTTAAGTTCGTTTAAACATTATGCCAATCGCTTTATGCGGTGGCTTTTGTTTGCGCTTTGCGCAATAGGTTATCTGTACATTCACGAGTTAGATTTTCGTGATTCGTGCAGACAAGATAAGCAATGTGTTTCGCAACATTTAAATGGAGAAAATAGTTATGACTATCGATATAAAGCAACTTACTAAACAAGCCAAAGAAATCGGCATGGACAACATCGTTTCGGCTCTTGAGAAAAGAGCGAGCGAGTTGCGTGAAGAGGGAGGATCTTCGCAGAAGATAGCCGACCTTGTTGATTCAATACTTGATCTTGTAAAGGAGCAAAAACAAGCATGAGTAACGTAGTTAATCTTGACGATTATCGTCCTAACAACTTGGAGAAAGAAGGCGTGGTCACTAGACCGCGCTTCAAGAACGTGCTTAAGAGCATGATGGTAGGAGCTGTGACACCCAATGCGGTGGAGCATCTCCTTCAGGCTCACGACAACACCGCTAGAGCATACGTTGAACACCTGTTCGCTAGGTTCGACTCAGGCGATTGGGGCGATGTGTGCGAGGAAGACTCGGCAATGAACGAGAAGAGCGTGTCTGATGGCTCTATGGTCATGGGAGTTTACCCACTACACCAGAGCCAGCCTGACGTAAAGGTGTGGCTGGTATTGGATGGCGGTCACGAAACAGCAACAGTTCTAATGCCAGAGGATTATTGATGAACATACCTCCGTGGAGCGATGCGGTTGTAAATATGTACAGGCAAGGTAAGTCTCTCCGAGAAATCGGAGAAACCCTTGGTATGTCGATCACCCCAATACGTGAACAACTGTTACTGCGTTTAAACGCTGAAGGATACTATCACTTACGCTTTAACAAACCTGAGTCTGAAAAGACTTTGCGAATTAAAGAGGCGTTGAATGATGGAGATCGAGTAGCGGATATTGCAAGGCGAGAAGGCTGCTCTCGTAACTGGATTTACAAAGTCAAGAACGGTGTACACAGGCTTAGTAAAAACGCCATAGTCGATAAGCGCATTAAGAATCTTGCCGACAAGGACTACATAGACAAGAAACTTGGTATGCCAGAGATGACACAAGAGCAAAGAAATAAAGAGATCGAAGAAATAGAAAAGTTATTAAGGTGACTGTGGGACGGAAGGTTAGGGGCGTGGTGACCTCAGACCTATTCCTAACACTCTCAAGTAGGCTCTCATTTGCCTATCTCCAGAGGGTGTTCAACTAGAAATAGGGGGGATGAAGTGCGGCCCCGCAGCCTGTCTGCAAGCAAAGGTTAGACAGGATTTTCATGCCGCCAATCCCTCCATTCACCACACACTTTACCTTCGCAACATGACAGGAATATGTAACGTGAGTATTCACAAGAACATGACAGGGGCTACGATCTATATTCTGTTTAAACAAGACGAGATTGTTTACGTTGGGCAAAGCATCAACCCTTACAATCGGATCGGGCAACATACGAAAGACAAAGACTTCGATCACTTCCGAGTTATGTCTTGCCTGAAAAGTCGCATGACTTATTGGGAAGATATTTTGATCTGGAGATATGATCCGAAGTACAACATCCAAAAGAAATCGTCAAAGAAAGGTAGCCCAAAGCCTAAGAAAGAGCCAAAGGTTGAGTACGAGTGTGAGCCGTTGTTCATTAGTGAGGTTAACGCCAACGTAGGATACGGTGCGCTTGTAACTACAGGGCCGCATCTCGTGCTTGATAACACTGCATATACAGCCATGACATACCAGCCTAATGTGTTTCTTGGTGACAGCAGTGGTGCGTCTTACATCCAAGACTTCAGTATGGAAGAAGGGCTGAACCGATTGGTTAAACGGGAAGACAGTAGAGGATAACCTATACGATGTTATGGTTTCGTGTACGTATCGGGAAACCAAAGAGGACAACCTATACGATGTGCGTTACGCGACAACACCACTGGTCACAATAACACGGCTGTTGGTACATCAGTTTAAACGGCGCACATATCATTACACCACGGGTCATAATAATACCGCTGTTGGTCATACTTTTTTATGAAGGGTTGACTCAAATAAAATTATGAGTAGCGCATTAGCCTGTCATGTTATGACCGCTGTAGTAAGTTCCATCTTTGTAGTTGTACTTGAGATCTACCACGCCAACCATCCCGCTCTGTTTAAACCTGATCTTCTTCACATGAATCCGAATGTCATTTGAGTCAGGGGTAAAGTCTCTTTCAACAATCAAGATGTTGTCAGCTTTGTTGTAGAAGTTAGCCGATCCCGCTATGTCATAAGGCTCTGGGACAGGAAACGTTCCGTCTGCATTACGTCTGAGCTTGGCTGGGTGTGCGATCAACCACACATGGCACTCGTTATTAGCTGCCCACCGCTTGAGCTTTGCTAGCATCTGAGAGACATACTCTGTCTCTGTCCAACCGCTAGGTCGCTTATGCTCGAACTCGTTGTATGGATCTAACACTAGTCCTCTTACGTTTGGGTAACGCTGTACGCAAGCGGTAGCATTATCTAAACACCAATCAATCGTTGGTGCTTCATCATCAGATCTGATCCAGTAGTAGTGGTTACCAATGAAACCGATTGCATCTGACCACTCGGTATCATCCATCTCTCCTCCAGCAAATGTCTTCCAAGCTGGCTTGCCGACATACTTAGCTGCGATCTTGTTGATGTGGTCATCGACAGGGTTCTCGAAAGAACAAACTGCGAACCTCCACTTGTGATCTTTGGCAAGGTTTAAACAAACCTGATCGAGAAATTCTGACTTACCAACTCCGGGTGCGCCAGACACTATCGTCAGTTCTCCGGGTCGTACCCTGTAGTTATGACTGAGAGCTGGGATTCCAACATCAATCCCCATCCGCACATCGCCCTTCAATAATGCGTAGGCATCCTCCACATAATTCCGAGTCTCCTGTAACGCCTTCAAAGGCCAAGGCTCTGCGCCATTCACAAACTCTGCTAGCTTCTCCTTCCCATACCCAACCAGCACATCGTTAGGATCTTTACACCCTTCGGGCCACGACACCCTCCAACACCTAGACCTACCCAACCTACGCGCCAGTTCATTGCGCATGATAATCCCAACGTCATCGCCATCGTTCAGGAGAACTATTCGTTTAAACGATGATAGAGAATCCTGTAGCTCATCGATCCAAGGAATCTTGTGATCGCTTGCTCCATCGGGTAGCGATATGACGTTACCGAAACCAGCCTCCATAACTGACAAGGCATCAACTTCCCCTTCAGTAATGATCAGTGTTTCGTTTTCAGGATTAACTAGATTCCAGAGGTATGGTAATCGAGAGCCGTTCTTGATCTGCGTGAACTGCTTGTCAACAGTCCTGAACTTAACGTTGATTGTCTTGCCATCTGAATCCCTGTGGACAAACGCAATGGCCTTCTTGTTCTCCCCATTTATGAATGCCTCTCCAGACTCAACTCCAGCTAAGTCTATGATTTCCTTGGATATTCCTCGGTTCTCAAACCATTGAGTTATCTTGTCGTTAACACCCTCAAGCTCTGGTATCTTTGGTTTTTCTTTCTGTTTAAACGGACTCTTGTTCATGTTGTTTCTCCAGACATTGCCTTCCCAATCGCAGTGATGGCATCGCCATTGCGCACCCTCATAATCTATGGACATGGAAAGACAATGCTCGTTGCGATTTTTCTTTCGTGTGTGTGAGCATTGGGGGCAAAGCATTTTGCGCTGCCCCTCGTTCAAGTCTGTAGGGTTAAAGCCTTCCGATGAAAGCCTGTCCCAGAAATCTGCCCCGCTCATGGAGCGGTTTGAAAGACAGTTCTCCCTGACTCAGTGACCCTTCGGCCTAAGTCATCCCTCGCCTGATCCTTAGCGTACTTTGCATCCATCTTGGCAAGGTATGCAGAGGTGCTTAGAAACCAACGCTTGCGCGTCTTTGGGTCAGCGTCATACGTCAGCCAATCATCCCTCGACTGAAGCACAGCATCTAAGCTTGGTATGTTTTTAAAAGCAGTGTGCCAACGTGTGTAGTCAGCTTCGTTAAGTTTGATCGTGTTCCCTTTGAACATCATTTCCTCCTGTTGCGAATTGAAAATGGTCTAACTTCCAGTGTACTACTGGTTCCTGATCTTGTGAATCGTTTCTGTCGTTTCTTCCTCCCCAGCCTATGCTGTCTGATGGTGTTGCCATATCCATGAAACCTATTGAGCCGCATGACCACTGCACAATAAGAATCACATCTAACCCTGTCGCCTCACTCAGCATCTTAGCACTGGCTACTTTCATTGCCGAGATTATGTAAGTTGGAAACGTCCCGCACTTGTGCGTCCGTACCTTGATCTCTGCAAATCCCTCGATGCTCCCGTCCTCTTTGTTTAAGAACGTGTAATCAATCGGATATTGTTTTGGGTTTGGCTTTGTGTCCAAGCCCCATAACTCTGAAACTCTTTCTGCTAATTTCTTTTCTCGTTCCCGATCCTCTTTTGTTTCATATATCGGTCTACTCATATCAGCTCCTTAGTTGCTTATACTGATAGATAATTATTAGATTGGCTGGTGAGAGAAGGACGCTCCCCCCAAACCCCCCACGTTTAAAACATGGAGAAGATGGAAAGATTGTCCGATTAGATTGGCCGGAGCCGAGCATGGACATTACCAGTAATTTATAACGCGGATTCTGGTCTTACCCCCTTCCGCTGATTCCTTGCTTTTATTAAAATACACACATACACTTGTTTGCGCAACCCATAGATCTGAACCCTTCGGTTGCACTCCTTTGTTGCGAAAGGAAGACCCTGCTCATAGATCGCCTTGTAACGCTATGGGCGGGGTCAAACTCTCAACATCACCACCGTCTTCATCAAAGTCTATTTCTGAAACAATTATCTCTGCTCTTGGCGAGATCTTATCTAAGAACCTAGCGCACGAGATCACCTTCACCTGTCTATCGTTTGCGTACACAAGACCCTGAAGCGCATCGAGTATGACTGATGGATCTAAATCCTGTCTTCTGCTTGGGTAGTAGACTGCTGCGTGAAAAGCAAGATCGCCCTCCAACATATTGTTTAAACGAGGCACTTGCATTTGCAGGTCTTTCTCAAACTGCAACGCCTTCTTGGATTTTATGAAGCGAGGTTTCCCTCCAAACGTAACAAGTCTTCGGCTGTTTGCTTTTGATGCAACCTCACCGTGAATTATATGCTTGACCTTCCTTTTGTTTCGTGGTTCTATAGTAAACCTACCTTTCGCAACAGGGTTATTAATGCAATACACTAACAAGTTAAATCTGCCCGCGCCAATAGTTGAAGCGGTAAAACGTGACACCTATTCACGAGGCGAAGCAAGTTACTCTGCCACAGGTCTGCTGCGACCACCACAGATGGCAGCACTTTACGA